GATCATAAATCATGATAAAAGAAATAACTTTATAAAAAATCTTGCTATAGATTTAAAAGGTAATACTCTTGTTTTATTTCAACGAGTAGAGTCTCATGGAGCTGTTTTATATGATCTAATAAATAGTAACACGAAGGATACACGTAGGGTATTTTTCATTCATGGTGGTGTAGACACTTCTGAACGAGAACTTGTGCGGGAAATAACTGAAAAAGAAGACAACGCTATTATTGTCGCTTCTTATGGAACTTTTTCTACTGGTATTAACATTAAGAACCTCCATAATGTTATCTTTGCATCACCCAGTAAGTCACGAATTAGAAATCTTCAATCAATTGGAAGAGTACTTAGAAAAGGAAAAAATAAAACTAAAGCAGTCCTCTACGACATCTCTGATGATTGTACATATGGATCAAGGAAAAACTATACTTTAAATCACTTGATAGAAAGAATTAAAATATACAATGAAGAGGATTTTAATTATGAGATAACAACAATCAACCTTAAGGAATAATTTATGGAAGAAGAATTTTATGCATCAATCAAACTTGTAAGTGGAGAAGAATTATTTGGAATCGTAAATACAATTGAAAAAGATGGAAAATATTTGTTACTAAGTAATCCTGTAATTGTTACTCCTATGTTTTCTCAGAAGAGAGAAGTAAATGGATACAAAGTAGAACCTTGGTTAAAGACATCATCTGATGATATGTTTTTACTTAGTATGGATAAAGTTATTACTATCTCTGAATCTGAAAATGAACAAATCATTATTATCTATGAGACGTTCCTTAAAGACACAAATGATGATCGTGGACAACTAAAACTCTCAGGAAAGATGGGATATGTAGGAAGTATTAATGAAGCAAAGAAACTCTTGGAAAGGCTTTATAAGAAGAGTTAAAGCTAATAAATTACTTATTAACCTCCACAAAGGTAATTGTATCGTTATATGAGAACCTTGTCAAGTTAGGTTTCTAATGTTATAATATCTACATATACAAGATAACAATATGGCTATTACTCCAAACATGACTCCTAGAAAAAAAAGATCAGAACATTACGTTAACAACAAAGAGTTTCTCGCAGCACTCATTGACTATCGAACTAATGTCGAAGTCTCTTACATGAAACTTTATAAAGAAGATCTAACATTATTAGATAAGTCTGAAAGAGCAAAACGATGGGAAGGTAAGCCACCCATTCCAAGATATGTTGGGGAGTGTTTCTTGAAGATTGCAAATCATCTATCATTCAAACCAAACTTCGTCAACTACATGTTCAAAGAGGACATGATCTCTGACGGAATTGAGAACTGTGTTCAGTACATACACAACTTTAACCCAGAGAAATCCCAGAATCCCTTTGCGTATTTCACTCAGATTATTCATTACGCTTTTCTGCGTCGTATTCAAAAAGAAAAACGTCAGTTAGAAGTTAAGAATAAAATTCTTGAGAGAACAGGATTTGAGCAAGTCTTTGAAGACAACTCTCTTGACGGATCTAACTACTCTGATTACAATAGTATCAAAGACGCTATTCATTCTAAATTAAGATATTAGTATGATACTAATAGATCCTGACTTAATTCATCCTGTTGTCTGTGAAGAACTTATCAATATATTTGAAAAAAATCGTCATATTCAACAAAGTTATAATGGATCAATAATAATGAATCTGACTAATATTGAAGGTAATGATTTTATAACTGCAAAAAAAGCAGCAACCATTATTGAAAGATCTTTAAGTCAAACTTTTGGATTAGTCTTCATTGAATATGCACAATTTGTTTTGTGGAGACCTGGAGCTGGTATGGATTTACACTATGATACTGGAAGATCATCTACTGAACTTGTATCAATAACAAATCTAAATGATAATTATGCTGGCGGTGAAACATATATCAAACAAGAAAATATAACAATTGTACCTAAAACTGGAAAGACAATCGCCTTCGATGGAATGAAGTACATGCATCAAGTTAATGATGTCATTTCTAATTGTAGATATACTCTGATAATGTGGTATACTAGAGACATATCACAAGCGATTACCACTGATTTTAATTTGTAATGAAAGTAGCAATTATCACTGATCAGCATTTTGGTGCTCGTAAAAACTCTAAGTTATTTCATGACTATTTCCTGAAGTTCTATAATGACGTGTTCTTTCCTTATTTGGAAGAGCACGGAATTACTACGGTTATTGATATGGGAGACACTTTCGACTCCCGTAAAGGTATTGATTTTTCTGCTCTAGCGTGGGCAAAAAACAATTATTATGATAGACTGAAAGCAATGGGTATACGAGTACACACCATTGTTGGTAATCATACTGCTTATTACAAAAATACAAATGATGTTAATGCAGTAGACCTTTTACTTAGAGAGTATGATAATGTAACAGTTTATTCGGAACCTACTGAAGAAACTGTTGGTGGATTACCCATTCTTTTTATACCATGGATTAATGAAGAAAATGAAGAATCTACTCTCAAATATATTCAAAATACAAGTTGCAACTGCGCGATGGGGCACCTTGAGCTCAAAGGATTTGCTCCTTATAAAGGATTCGTCATGGAGCATGGTTATGCAAGCGAGTTATTTGAGAAGTTCACCCATGTCTTCAGCGGTCACTATCACACTAGATCGAATAATGGACGGGTCTATTACTTGGGAAACCCATACGAAATGTTCTGGAACGATGTTGGTGATCGGAGAGGATTCGCCATCTTTGATACAGAAACTCTTGAACATTTTCATGTAGACAATCCATATAGACTTTTTTACAAAATATACTATGATGATACTCCTTATCAAACTTTTGATGCTCGCGAGTATGAAAACAAACTTATTAAAGTTATTGTAAAAAAGAAAACAGATTCTAAAAAATTTGAAAAGTTTATTGATAAACTTTATGATGCTGGAGTTTCTGATTTAAAAGTAATTGAAAACTTTGACTATAATAATGGGTATCTTGAGAGCGAAGATTCTGAAGTTGAATCTGAGGACACACTATCAATCCTCAATAAACATATTGAAGAATCCGAAATTGATCTGGATAAAACTATGGTCAAGAAAATAATATCTGAGATATATAGAGAAGCTTGTGAACTTGTGTAATGTTTATACTTACAGTAAAGGATCGCGAAGATGATGGAGCTTATTCTGTAGCTAATGAGCGAGGCGTTAAAGTACTGTATATTTTTGAAGAAGAGGATGATGCTACTAGATTTTCTATAATGCTAGAAGATACTAACTATCCTGAAATGAATGTTATGGAAGTCGATGATGAACTTTTACTTTTTACTTGTGATCAAAATGAATATAATTACGCTATAATAACTAAAAATGATCTTGTTATTCCTCCTCTATTAGAAAATGATACTGTTTGAAACTATTCGTTGGAAAAACTTTCTCTCTACTGGAAATCAGTTTACAGAAATAAAATTAGATAAAAACCAGACTACATTAATCATTGGTAATAATGGAGCAGGAAAAAGCACAATTCTTGATGCACTCTGCTTTTCTCTTTTTGGTAAACCTTTCCGTAAAATTAATAAACCTCAACTTATAAACTCTACAAATGAAAAGGATTGTATTGTTGAAATAGAATTTAAAATTGGTAATACTAACTGGAAAATTTGTAGAGGAATCAAACCCGCATTATTTGAGATCTATAGAAACGATACTAAGTTAGATCAATCATCTTCCGCTAATGATCAGCAGAAGTGGCTTGAACAGACTATTTTAAAAATGAACTATAAGTCTTTCACACAGATTGTAATTCTTGGTAGTAGTAACTTTGTCCCTTTCATGCAGTTATCTTCTGCAAACAGGAGAGAAGTTATTGAAGACCTTCTTGATATTAAGATCTTTACCTCAATGAATAATCTTATTAAAGATAAGATTCGTCGGTCAAAGGAAGATATTCGTGTGTATGAACTCAAAAAAGATTCTCTTACTGATAAGTTAAAAATGCAAGAGAATTTTATTGATGAACTGGAGAATCGTGCTAAGCAAAATGTTGTAGATAAAGAAACAAAAATTGGACAACTCCTTGTAGAAGAAAATAATTGGATGGGAGATAATGAATCAAAGAATCGTGAATTGATTGATCTCCAAAAGAAAACCGAAAATTATTCTGGAGCTAAAGAAAAACTTCGTACACTTGGTAATCTAAAAGGTAAGATTTCTAACAAAGTATCAACTATTACTAAGGAACATAAATTTTTTACAGAGCATACGGTATGCCCAACATGTGACCAAGATATTGAAGAGACCTTCAGAATAAATAAAATTGATGAGGCTCAAGATAAAGCAAAAGAATTGCAATCTGGTTATAAACAACTAGAAGAAGCAATTAAAGAAGAAGAAAATCGAGAGCATCATTTCACTAATTTATCGAAGGAGATTACTTCCCTAGCACATGGCATTTCTCAAAACAATATTAAGATCGCTGGATGTCAACGACAAGTCAGGGATCTGGAATCGGAAATTCAAAGAGTTACCGACCAACTTGCAAATAGAACTGCTGAAAATGAAAAACTAGAATCCTTCAAAGAAAAACTTAATATTACATACGACGAGCTCGCACAAAGAAGAGACTCTAATAGTCATTACGATTTTGCGTATGGACTTTTAAAAGACGGCGGGGTTAAATCTCAAATTATTAAGAAGTATCTACCGCTGATAAATCAGCAAGTAAACCGTTATCTGCAGATGATGGACTTCTACATTAACTTTACTCTAGATGAAGAGTTTAATGAAACCGTCCAGTCTCCTATTCATGAAGACTTCTCCTATAGTTCTTTTAGTGAAGGTGAAAAGCAAAGAATTGATCTTGCACTACTATTCACTTGGAGAGAAGTAGCAAAGTTTAAAATCTCTACAAGTACTAATTTACTAATCATGGATGAGGTATTCGATTCATCTCTTGATGGATTTGGTACAGAAGAATTTCTTAAAATTATTAGATACGTTATCAAAGATTCTAATATCTTTATTATATCTCATAAAGAGTCCTTGCATGATAAATTTCATGAGACTATTCGATTTGAAAAAGTTAAAAACTTCTCATATAAACAATGACAATATTAGTTCCTATGTGTGGACTTCCAAGATCAGGATCTACTCTTTTAATAAATTTAGTTAGTCAGCATCCTGATGTTTATGGATCTCCAGATTCTTTACTATCTACTATGATACTGGGTATGCAAGAAACTCTTAATGGGAATATTAATAATTCTCAGTTCAATTCTGATACTTCATATGATCTTTTTTATAATTTTTGCAGAGACGGTGCTTATTCTTGGATGAACACTTTATCCAATAAAAAATTTTTTTTAGATAAGTGTAGAGCATGGAATGAACTTATAGATATAGTTAAAAATGCTTTTACTGGAACAAAATTTATTATTTGTATAAGAGACTTAAGAGGAGTGTATGGATCTCTTTTAAAGATTGAAAAGAAAACGCCTCTGAGCTATAATGACGAATATCTTTTTGGAGAACAAGATTATGATTATAGAGAAACAAATATTGAAGAGGTAAAAGTTGACGCGGTTTTTTCTAATCAAATGATTAGAAGAAACTTAATTCTTATTAAAGAGTTATTAGATTGTAATAAGTTAGATGAAAATTTTCTTTTTGTTAGGTATGAAGATCTCATAGAAAATCCTTATCGGGAGCTTTCAATCATATATGACTTTATTGGTGCATCTCCCTTTAAAAATAATTTTGAAGATATACAGCAGATACCTTTTCATGATGCTATGTTCTTGCCTTATGGTAGACATAAGATAAATTCAAAATTAGAAAATAGAGATCCTTGGAAATTTAATATATGTCCAACAGCAGAAGATAAAATACTAGGAGAAAATTTTTGGTATTATGAAGAATTTTATCCAGAATTACTTACATCATAATAAATAAATAAAAAATCTATGGAAAATTTCCATCTTGATAATTCTGATTGGTATGATAGATTGATTAATAAAACACTGGACGAGTACCATGACGATACCGAACTGGCAGCACAACTCTGGGAAAAAGCAGAAAAGAAAATTAAAACCTCAGGCACTTCGTCAAGCGAAAGCAAGACTAAGACAGTTTAAAAAGAGTCACATGACCTCGCCCAAAAGGCGGGGTTCTTTTGTATACTACGTTCATACGCATCAAAGCAATGTCTGTTTCTCAGGAAATCAAGTCTCAACTAGCAAAGTTGCTTGCAACTGAGGATCTGGTTGTAGAGCACCGTAAGGTTAACACAGCTCAGTTCAATGTTCATACGCGAGTTTTGACTCTGCCTGTTTGGGATAAGGCATCTGGAGTTGTCTACGATCTCTTGGTCGGTCATGAAGTTGGACATGCCCTATTTACTCCTGATGTAGATTGGAGTATTGATTATAAAATTTCACCTAGTGTTGTAAATATCGTAGAAGATGTCCGTATTGAGAAGTTGATGAAGCGTAAATATCCCGGTCTTTCTAAGACTTTCTATCGTGGATATTCTGAACTTTCTGAAGAAGATTTTTTTGATATTGCGGATGAAAATATTGGTGAGATGAATCTTGCCGATCGAGTAAATCTTTACTACAAGATTGGTAATCATGCTAGTATTCCTTTCAAAGAAGATGAGGTTTCTATTGTACGTGTGATTGGTGATTGTGAAACTTTTTCTGATACGTTGATTGCTGCTGAAAAATTATATAACTTCTGTAAGAAAGAACAAGAGAGCCAAGATGTCTCTTTGAATGGTAATGAAAATTCTTCAGAATCTCAAGATCAAGGAGATTCTACTGATCAAACTCCTTCTGATGAAGGTGAATTTTCTTCTGAAGATTTTTCTGAAGAATCTATGCAGTATGATGAACAAAGTGAAGTTGCCTCTCAAGATTCTGGGATATCTGGTGGAGAAATTTCTGGTGAGATTCAATCTAAGACTGCAGATGCTCTTGAAGAAAATTTACAGGATCTTGTTTCTACAATGGGAGAAGATAATGTCTATGTTGAAATTCCAAAACTAAATTTAAATACTGTAGTTGCTGATGTTCATGAAGTATATGAATATGCGACTAATTGGTTTCAAGATCATATCGATAAATTTAACGAAGATAATAAGGAGTTCTTTGATATTTACAAAGATGAAGATCAAAATTATTTAAAGTTTAAAAAACAGGCACAGAAAGAAGTCAACTACCTTGTAAAAGAGTTTGAGTGTAAGAAAGCAGCAGACTCTTATGCCCGTGCTACCACAGCACGTACAGGTGTCTTAGATACAACTAAACTGCATACCTACAAATACAACGAAGATTTATTCAAAAAGGTCACAACTCTTGCTGATGGTAAGAATCATGGACTGATTTTTGTTATCGACTGGTCTGGATCTATGTCTAAAGTTCTTATGGACACTGTAAAACAATTATACAATCTTGTTTGGTTCTGTAAGAAAGTAAACATTCCTTTTGAAGTTTACGCTTTCACTAATGAATGGCAGCGAAGATCAGATGGTAATCAGTATATGAATCTTCCTCGTCATTTTCAAGCAAAAGAAGGACTCATGAAAGTTTCTTCTGAATTTGGTATGGTGAATATACTCTCTGGTCGTCTTAGGGGAAATGATCTTGAGAAGCAGATGATTAATATGTGGAGAATCGCTGCATATTTCTCAAAATCTTGGGGAACATATTATACTATCCCTGGACGTTTAGGTCTTTCTGGTACTCCCTTGAACGAATCTTTGATTGCTCTTCATCAAATTATCCCTCAATTCAAGAAAAATAATCGAGTTCAGAAAGTTCAATGTATTATTCTGACTGATGGTGAAGCGTGTAGTATGAGTTATCATACAGAGGTTCAGCGACGTTGGGAATCAGAACCATATATGGGAGCTCGTGCTATTCCTATTTGGAAGGGATTGCTTAGAGATCGTAAACTAGGACGTACATATGCTTTTAGTGGAAAGTATACTGCCTTCACTAAGACTATGTTGACTCATCTGAAAGAGAGTTTTCCTAATACCAATTTTATTGGTATTCGTGTTCTTGATGGTCGTGATGTTAATTACTTTATTAATAACAATTCTAATAATGAACTTGAGATTAAAAAAGCAAGAGAGTCATATAGAAAGAATAAGTCGTTCTCCCTTAAAGATTCTGGTTATGATGCATATTTTGGTATTGCTTCCAGTGCTCTATCTGCGGATACTGATTTTGAAGTTAAGGAAGATGCTACAAAAACTCAAATTAAGAGTGCATTTATCAAATCTCTTCGTGGTAAAAAAACAAACAAAAAAGTTCTTAGTGAGTTCATTTCTTTAGTTGCATAAATATATAAAAAAGTTGTCCTTAAAATGATATCTTTCGACGACATCAAAGCAGAACTAGTTGAGAAGAGAGATGGTAAGTCCGCTAAGGACAAAGACTACTCTCTTAAAGATTGGTTTAAAGGTGGTGGTTGGAAACAGGCAGGTGGTAAGTATGATGGGAAACCATGTGCAAAACAACCAGGACAGACCACCAAACCTTATTATAGGGATGCTGACGATCGTGCAGCGATGAGCAAGGACGAGAGAGACAAACGTGCTTCTAAGAAGCGTAGAGAGGATCCTAACGCTGATAGAAAGGGTAAGGCAAAGAACGTAACACAAGAAGAAACTATCCTAGAAAAGGATATGCTAGATAAGCAAGGTAATGATAAGTTCGATCGTCATAAGCGTATGATTCGTCATAAGCAGGATAAGCATGGTCGTGCTTCTGTAATGGATAAAATTAAGACTGGTAAAGATTATAAGGAAGAAACCGTAATCGAAAAAGCAGGAGAGAAGGATGCCTGTTATCATAAGGTCAAGTCTCGTTATTCTGTATGGCCTTCTGCATATGCATCAGGTGCTTTAGTTAAGTGTCGTAAGAAAGGTGCCGCTAACTGGGGCAATAAAACCAAGAAAGAAGAATTTGAATTCTCTAATTGGAGAGACGAGTTTAAGGCAACTGAGTTTGAATTTATTGATCTAATCAAACCAAAACCTCTTGCTGAAAAGTGCTGGAAAGGTTATACTAAAAAAGGTATGAAAACAATGTTCGGAAAGAGGTATCCAAATTGTGTGAAGAAAAAGAATTGAATTGGAAAAAAATTGCAAAGGAATCTGAAAAAGATCCTAAGGTAATTGATATTCTTGAGAATGGACCAAAATCTCTTTCTCAAGCGTACTTACTTCAGGCAATGCGATATAAATATGGACGGTCTGGAAACTGACCACTAGGGGGTTTACCGACCCTCTTTTTCGTATATAATAACTTCAGTTGAAACAAACAAAGCAACAGATGTCCCTCTCTACTGATTACATTCTCACTTCTTTACAGCAACTTTATGGAGAGTCTGTGACGGGTGCTGATATTCGTGCTTGGTGTGCAATGAACGGATCTAATTATCAGACCGTTACGAACAAACTGACTGATTATAAAGTCAGTCGTGGTAAGTGGAATCTTGAAGTAACAAAAGAAACTGTAGAAGAATTGGAAGTATCTTATACTGCTCCTGCAGCAATGCCTGCTATTGAGCAAAACCTTATCCCGTCTAGAGATGATACTTTCGTCAAGTTTGGTAACTTTGGTGATCTTAAAAAAATTGTTCAGTCCCGTTTATTCTATCCAACGTTTATTACGGGTCTTTCGGGTAACGGTAAAACGTTTTCTGTGGAACAAGTTTGTGCTCAATTAGATCGTGAACTCATTCGTGTAAATATTACAATCGAAACAGATGAAGATGATCTTATTGGCGGTTTCCGTCTTGTTAATGGTGAAACCGTCTGGCATAATGGCCCAGTCACTGAAGCACTCCAGCGTGGAGCAATCTTGCTCCTTGACGAAATCGACCTTGCCTCAAACAAAATCCTTTGTCTCCAATCTATTCTCGAAGGTAAAGGAGTTTTCCTCAAGAAGATTGGCAAATACATTACGCCCGCAGAAGGTTTCAACGTATTCGCAACCGCTAATACTAAAGGTAAGGGATCCGAGGACGGACGATTTATTGGAACTAACGTGCTCAACGAAGCATTCCTTGAACGGTTCCCTGTAACCTTCGAGCAGGAGTATCCTACTCCAGTAATTGAGCAGAAGATTCTTCAGAAGTGTTCTAAACCTCTTGGAGTTAATGATGTTGAATTTTGTAAGCGTTTAGTTGATTGGGGAGATATTATCCGCAAGACCTTCTATGATGGTGGTGTGGATGAGATTATTTCCACTCGTCGTCTGGTGCATATCATTCGTGCATATAGTATTTTTGGTGATAAGGCAAAGGCTATTGAAGTCTGTGTAAATCGCTTTGACGATGAGACCAAGCAGTCCTTCATGGAATTGTATGATAAAGTTGACGCTGATGTTGACTTTGCAAATTCTGAGGAGGTTTGATAGAATGGTGAATGCTTGGAGTTTACTTTATGATGAAATGGAAAATTTTGAAGATCGATATGAAGACACTATGAAAAAAGATCCAGTGAAACACTCTGAATTTTGGTATGATTATGATCGTAATGATCTTGATCGCCCTAATCCTTTTGTTGCTGCCTCCGCATCACCTGATACTATTACCTTTTCTGGTGATGTATCCGCTGAAGAGATTCACTTTGGAGCAGCACAGATGTATACGGAGTATGCAAACGACGACACTATTAACTTAAATATGGATGATAAAATTGATTTAAATCTTGATCGACTTTCAAACAATGGTTTTTGGAAGTATGACGAAGATAAAACTATGAAGGAGGTTCGTGAATACTTATCTCAAACCTATAACGCACATTACACATCTCCTGATTCCAAGACTCAAACTCTTGATCTGATTGAAAGTATTGGAGATGCAGAACCATTCTGTCGTTCTAATGCTATCAAATATCTTTCACGTTTTGGTAAGAAGGGTGGTAAGTCTAAACAAGACATTTTAAAAGCAATTCACTATTGCGTCCTCCTCTATCACTTCTCTGGAATCCACGATCAACCTAAAGGTAATTATGAAACTTTCTGAAAAAACTCTTTCTCTCCTTAAGAACTTCGGTAGCATCAATCAATCTATTCTTTTCAAAGAAGGAAACAAACTTCGCACTATTAGCGTGATGAAGAATATTCTTGCAGAGGCAGAGATTGCAGAAGACATCCCTCAGGATTTTGGTATCTATGACTTGAACCAATTCTTGAATGGACTTTCTCTTCACCAGAGTCCAGAACTAGATTTTGAAAACCACGGATACGTTGTTATCCGTGAGGGTAAGATGCGTTCTAAGTATTTCTTTGCTGACCCTAGTGTGATTGTTAGTCCCCCTGAAAAGGATATTGCTCTACCTACTGAAGATGTATGCTTTGAACTAAATACTCAACAACTAGACAAACTACTTAAGGCTGCCTCTGTATATCAACTTCCTGATATCTCTGCTGTTGGTGAAGCTGGTGTTGTAAAGTTGGTTGTATGGGACAAGAAAAACGATACTTCAAATGATTTCTCAATTATTGTTGGTGAAAGTGATTCGGAGTTTTCTTTCAACTTCAAGGTAGAAAACATCAAAATCATTCCTGGTCGGTATGACGTTGTTGTTTCTAACAAACTACTTTCTAAATTCACATCAAAAGATAGAAATCTTTGCTACTACATTGCTCTTGAACCTGATTCTGTCGTAAAGTAATTTAAGTAACCCACATGAAAGATCAGTACGTCATCGATGATGATGAGTCTAAACAAGACAAATGGAATCGTGGTCTGGATATCTTTGCTGAGTCAGTATTGAAACCAGATCCAGCATTGAGACAATGTGCTCACAATCAAAGATGTTACCATGAATTAATGGAAGTACGAGAAAATGTTTTACAGTATCTGAATACCCTTAGGTGGGACTAAATTATGAATCCTATTGATGTAAACCGTATTGCAAATGCACTCGAAAGGATTGCAACAGTCCTGGAAACCAGAGTGCATATTAATATTGATCATGGTCACATTGAGAATATTGATCATGCTACTATAGACAATGGAGATATCAATACCCATCCTAAAACTTTTTAATGAAACACATTCTTTTTACTTTGAAGGGTTGTCCTTTTGATTTACTTGATGATAAAGAGTTCATAAGAATGGTTTTGTTTAGAGCATCAAAAGAATGTAAATCAACTTTGCTTGATTTAACTGTTCATAAATTTGATCCTCAAGGTGTAACAGGTATCGCTATGCTTGCTGAGAGTCATCTTAGTATTC